AAAAATAAAAGAGGAATTAATAAATGGCAATACAAAGTAAATTTATTCCACAAAATGAGTGGACGGAACTAACAGACAAAAGTTGTACTTTTCAAAATAGAAGTAATGGGGATATATTAATGGCAACGGGAACAGCAGAACCCACAAATACAAATGACGCTTTTGCTGTTCAGCCAAAACAAAATGCTTCTTATGCATCTGAAGACGACAAGTTGTACATATATAGAACTTTCGATGGAACTTGTCTAGTTGCATACCAAGAGTAGTAAAATATGAGTGATACTGTAAATGAAAGTGCAATAAGCACTAAAAAAGACGGTGTGGTATCAAAGTCTTTTAGTCTAGTTAACGCTAGTGCTGAAGACTTTTTAAAGTGTAGTATTGACAAAAAAAGCACTATAAAAGTTAGTGAATTAAATGCAGACTGTATCGTAATAGATACTGATAAATTAACATTAGAAATTGGAGAATAGTTTATGCCTATAGTTAAAATAGATAAAAATGGAATAACGATAAATGGGGAGATGTTTAATGTCAACGGGGATGGTGTTGATTTAAAAATAGAGAATGTTCAAGGAGATGGAAGATATTTTGAAATGGTATCAAACAGATACTATGCTGTTGATGTAACTCACGGTGGTGGAATTTTTTTATTGCCTGAAGAGCCAAAAAGTGGAGATAGAATTGTAATTTGCGACCTATCAAAAAATATGGACAATATAGGGTTTGAAACAAATAGTATTATAGTTGACGGAAACTCAAGATATATAAATGGTTGGGAAAAACAGACACTTGACTTAGGAAATACTGCATTTGAATTTAGATATATTGATGAAACTGATGAATGGTATTTTACTGTAATAGGAAGCTGGGATATTCAAAAGACATTAGGTAAATTCGCTTGTGTAAAGCCTATAATTGGAAACATAAGTTCACGCTATGTTGATGAGAGGGATTATATTGAGTTGGATATATTTAACTATGACAAGGACGCAGTGTATATACCATTATCAACAAATAATATTGTTTATTCAGTTAGACATTCACATAACAATACTTTTCAGATACATTTCGGTGCAGTAGAAGATGATATTGATATAGAGTTTTCAATAATTGCAACTAAAAAAGGTTTAATCTATAGTCCTGAAAGTGATAGTGTTTCAATGACTGTTGAAAATAAACCAGAGGTATCTGATGATAGTATAGTAAACTCTCTACTTTTAGACAATATGGAAAGTTCAACAAATTGTGATGTTTCAAACGATATAGCCGTTTTTACTGAAAATGACGGAGAGTATGTAGAAAATACAACTACACAAGGAGATGATGAAAATGAATGGACTAGCTACCAAACTATAGCAAGAACGAAACTAGCAAAGTTTGATATTTTCAAGTCGAATAACGAAGACTTTTTTGGATATGTTGGTGATGGAGAAAACGATAAAATTTTAAATGCAAATTTTGTATATGCAAAATCTGATGACGATACAACTTTTTCCAAACAAGAGGTTGATGCAAAAGTTTTTAACGATGATGCAACTGGTAACATTTTAGATATTTTTGAAGATGGAAGTTGTTTGGATATGTGGCAGTTTAAAGGAAATGCAATATCATACAATGGGAACGAAGCAACAGTTGTTGGAAATTGTAATTTTGACAATGTTGTTAAGTATAAAAAAGGTATTTCGTATTACGACAATGATGAAGCACAATATGTTAAAGTTGATGAGATTTCAGATACAAAAAGTGCATTTACTTATAGTTGTTTTTTTACTTCAAAGCACGGTGATGGAGAAAATGATACTTATACATATCTTTGTAGAGATAAAGCAGACGATAGTGTTTATGGTATTATTGTAAATTATGATAATGATAGTGCTTCCAATACTATAGGTGTTAGATTTAATGGAGATTACCAAAAAGTTACTATACCTAATGACGATAAGCTTATTTATAGTGATGTTTATTTTATTGCTTTTTATTGGGATAAAACAATAGATGACGGCATCCCACATATTTTTATTAAAAACTTTACACAAGATTATGAATATACTCTTGATTATGACGACTTGGCGTTAACTGATGATATGAGTGTTGGTTTTGATATGATTGTCGGTACTGATGACACAACAAGCAGTAGAATACTTACTTCTGTTGAGCATTTAAGAATTTTCAATAAATCTGTTTCTGATGATGAGCTAGATGAACTTAAAAATGAAGAGTATCCATATTATGACTGTATTTTAGAAGATGGAATAGATGGTGACATTACTTCTGTTTTTATTGGAGAGGAGTTTTTTAGAATTGAAACAGCATTATCTAGTGAAACAATTACTGATGATGATTTTAACGATGAAAATATGGTTCATTGGGATATTGATGAGGTTTTAAGTGAAAAAGTAACAACATACGAAAAAGTTTTAGATTATAAAGGTTCAAATTTTCAAAGAAAAGTTATAGGCGATAAAAATGCTAATATTACATATCTGAAAAGTGATATGTGGAAAGAGGAGTAGAAAATGTATAAAAAAATTACAAAGAGAGAGGGTATGCGTGTGCGTACTTTCTTTAAAGAGGAAGTACAAGAGGTTAGTGGTAAAAATGGAAAGATAAGAAGCGATATAGCAGAGAAAGTTGCAGATAGAGATACTCTAATTGCCGATTTGTTTAAGCTAAACTTTTTAACAATTAGTGCATTGTCTGAAATGTATAAAGTTATAGACAAAACAGATATTCCTGATGATGTAAAGTCTTTACTAGATGAGAGTTTTAGGAAGTATAACGAAACTGAAACTATAATGGATTTATACCTTAGCAATGGAGACACTTCGTTTATAGATAGAATGCTTAAAAGGCAAGATGATATTACTAAGATTGTAAAGGAAAGTTGATGCCTATAGTCAAAATAGATAAAAATTCTATGTTGAAAGTGTGGTATAAAGTATGAAAGTAATTTGTGCATTTTACAAAGGTGGAAGAAACCAAAATAACCTATACTCAAAAGCAATAAAAGCATACACAAAAAGTGACTATTCTCATATGGAAATATGGGATATAGAGAATATGCAAAGATACACTTCATCTGCATCTACAAAAGGAGTAGTAAAAAGACCTATAAAATCAGCAAGTGGTGTTTTTGATAAAAATATCAACAAAGAGTGGGATTTTTTAGAGGTTAATTTGCCTTGTGCTACTAAAGAAGATTTAGAAAATTTTTATTTAGCAACGAAAGGGGATAAATACGACTTTTCGGGAATTTTAGGTTTTGTATTGCCTATACAAGATAGGTCAGATAGATGGTTTTGTTCGGAGTGGTGTGTTACATTTATGAAAAACCATAATTGTCAAGCATTCGCATTCGTTGATGCTAGTCAAGTATCTCCACAAAAAGCAATAGACCTTTTAGGAGGAATAAAAAAGTGATAGTAAATTCATTTAAAAGTTTTATTACAAATAGAATTTTAGAAGATACGATAGGAAAGAGTGGAAGTTTTTATATTTCAAGTGCATTGCTAACAAGTGAAGATGATGACTTTAAAAATAGCATTGATGATATTGAAGACTATACAAGAGTAGATGATATTTACACTAATATTGAAGCCGAGAATGCCATTAACTTTTCAATTCAAGCTAGTTTAGATGACTCCATTACATACAATAGAATATATCTCATAAATAAAGATGATTTAATACTTTATGCACTTGAAATTGAAGAGATAGAAGCTAGTGAGATTATGGAAGATGGTATTTTTAATCTTGATGATATTGAAGTGGTTTTAAACTAAAATGATAAGCATAAAAAATTCTTTTTGCAACATAGGTAATTTATTTCACTCTATATCGATACTAGATGACGATAGCGACTTTAACATAAGCAAAGCATACCTTACCTATGATGATATTGTTTATGGCGATATAGACGACTTAGACAGTAGTAAAACAATAGACATTGACTTCAAGTCTAGTTTTTTTTCAGATACAAAAATAGCATTATCAATTCAAAAGGAGTTAGATAGCGAATTTACATACAACAAAATCTATCTAACAAACTCAAAAAGAAAGATTATTTATTGTATTCTTATAAATAAAAAGACAACTAAGAGCATTTATGATGATATAATTATAGACTTAAAAGTAAGTACAAAAACAAGTAAATAAGAGGTAAGTATGTCAGTAACTCTAAGTAGAGAGCCTAGTAAATTCTTAGTAGATAGCCTATATCTTCAACACAATCACGATACATCATTGAGGGCATTAGCAAAAGCAATAAGAGATAAGCTATCTCAAAATATAAACGCATATAGCCTTAGTGAGTTGGATAATCTTGATAGAAACAATCTAGTTGGAATTGTTAATGGAAGTCTAAAGGACGACCTACCTAAACTTTTAACTACTCTTGATGATATGGAGTTACCAAAGATACTTATTGCAAAATCAAATGGAATTAGTTTACCTGAATACAAGACGCAATTACAATTAAATGCAAATGAAAGCGTACTTATTAAAAACGAAGATGATGAAAACGATTTTGCATACTTAGACGGTGTTAATTTTGAGTACAGCACAAAGGCTCAAATAATAATAATAAATAGGGATAGGTATGTAAGTACTGAATTACAACTAGAGCTATATAAAATACTAAATGATATTAGGCATATAGATTATATGCTAAAAATATTCAAAAAGTCTAGCATATCTGATTTTTACACTCTTGATAATTTTGGCTACATAGACCTTTTTAATATTCAAGGAGAATGGAATTTTCAAGAGGATAATGGATATAAAATATCTTTTCTAGATTTTGATATAACGGAAAGTTACTTCAAGCTAAATAGTGCTGATATTTTTAGAAAATATGAGATTTATGGTAGTGTGTCTTGATATTAAATGTTTCTACTAAAAATGGAAGTATTGTTGTTGATAGAAATCTAATAACAGCAGTTATAGAGGAGCAAAATTGCTATTCTACACCACTTATATTAAAGATAGGTGTTGAGGTTGATTATGTAGAATTAGATATTGGAAGTGACTATAAAATACTATATGAAACTTGGACTGAAGTAACATTAAAATATCTTAAAAGCGAAGTTGATTTTATAGGAAATAGAAAAATAAACTATATGTATTTTGTACATAGTGATTTTTTTAACATTCTATCAAACATAGTACCTTTAAACTCAATGGTGGACAATGTTAAATTTGAAAAATATATAAATGGATTATCAAAACAACTTGAATACTTTATATTTGAAATTAGAAAAAAAGGAGTTGTTTTAACTATAGACAATTCTAAAGATTTTTATACAAAACATATAACTGAAATGATTTTCAATAAAGAGTGTAAAGAATTAAGTGAAGTAATAAGCATTAAGTCGATATATAGTAATGCGAACAAAAAAAACTCATACTATTCAATAGATATGTCAAAAATAAAAGTAACAAAAAATACTAAAAACTTTAATTCGTTTATACCATTTTCAAAAGAAGATGAGATAATCGGATTGAGTACTTATTTGATTGAAAAGTATGAGGTCTATAGTGATGATATTTTAAGTATGAATATAGGCGATATGTTTAAAGTAAATGATGAAAAATGTGTAGTAATGAATAAGAATACTTTTTGGTATCTTGGTGCAACAAAAAGTAATTCAATACTTGGAGTAAGTTCAAATGCTTAGAATTTTAACAGCAATAACAACAACAAACCCAAACGACAACGCAACTGATGAAAACAAGTATATAGAGATACAGCTACACCCTACAAATCAAATAGTAAAAGCAATATACGCAAACCCTTTAACGCTTGATGAGAGGGAGCAAAAGCCAAACATAAAAATAGGAACAGAAGTATTAGTCATTATGGATGATAATACATTTTCATTTTATGTACTTGGTGCAACCCAGCAAAGCATTAAAGTTACTGATAAAAAGGTTTATGTTATTGAGAATAGCGACTTGGTCAATGTAAAGACTGATAAGCTTTTTTTAGTGAATGGAATAGAGAATAGTTTTGTTAAAGATACTCAAATAAAAACTGAAAAACTAAGCATATCAAACAGCAAAGGGAATGAAATTGTTTCATTGTTTAGTGAATATATTGACATAGTTGACAATCTTATAGTTGATGGAAATTTAGGAAGACCAGCAATGCTAAATCCAGCTACAAAAACAAAACTTGAAGATTTAAAGTCAAGGCTAGACACTTTTAAGGAGTAAAAATATGGACGCTAACAGTATGGCAGATAAAATAATAGGAAACATAAAGCTAGAGGGTAGCGAAGAGCATAAGAATAGTGCAAAAGAGCATATATTGGCAATATGCAAAGGCATAGTTGATGAGATACAGCAAAACGCAGTAGTTTTGACTGTAGATAGCCACGGAGACACTTGTAACAATGGAACTATAAAGTAATTCATAGTAATTGTGGTAAAATACAATAAAAAAGGTTATGCTTATGGCAAAAATTACACTAAAAAAATTGAAAGAGAGCGTTAATAAGCCGATTGGCTTAATTGATGACTTAGAGAAGAGGTTAGCTTCACAAGGCTTAAAAATAGTAAGTGCTACAAAAGATAAAAAGAGTATCTTAAAAGGTAAACCAACACAAAGCTATTCTGTAATTCTTTCAGATGGATCAAAGATAGATATTAGAATTTACATCAAAACAAAAGAAATTGCTACAATATTTTTTAATGATGTTGAGATTATTGGCTCACACCAAAGTGTAAGCTCTCCTAAATTCAAAGACAACAAACTTGTAGAATATGTATCTTCACACATTAAAAGTATTTTATCACACTCACAAAAAACTCAAAAATCTGATGTAAATATGCAAAATGTAAAACAAATGGAAGCTAAAGAGATTAAAGAAAACAAGCTTATCATAGAAAACGAGATAAAAGAACTTGAAAAAGAAATTCAAGAGCTTGAAAAAATTAAAAAAGAAAGAGGTTTATAATGTTTATTGCTACAATAGATTTTAGTGAAAAGATTTTGCATAAATGCGATACATTTTGCGATAGTTTAACTGCACTTGGTAGTGCATACCCATTTTCGGAAAAAAACGAAACAACTTTTGACAACATAGCTGGTGCTGGTATTATTGAATTGCGAAAAAAACTAAATAAATTTGCAAAGATTTTATCTTCTGAATTGGAAGCAAAGACAACAGATAAAAAAGCAGTTAATACAGTTTTTGAAGAGTTTAAATTCCACAAAGCGTATCTTGGAAAACTTAGTGGTACAAACGATAATATGCTTTACTATCCATTTAGTATTATGCTTGATGATGGCCAGATACTTGTAGGACTTGCAAGAGAGTATGGTTATGAAAATGAAGTAACAAAAGACGGAGTTGGAAACAACACTTTTAGAATTGTAAAATGGATTTTAAACGAGGAAGATATTACAAGTGCAGTTTATGGGAAAATGTCAGAAGCTAGAGAGATTATGCAAGACGCAAACTATGCAAAACTTGCAAAGAAGATAGCTACAATCATTTTTAAAAATCACACAAAATTTGTTAAGAAAAATGGTGGTGGTGCATTAAAAGAAGCAAAAGAGTTAAGAGATTTAGAGGAAAAAAAAGAGGAACTTGTTAAAAAAAGAGATGAGTTGAAAAGTCTTATTGAAAGCAAAAAAACAGAAGAGGACGAACAAGCAAAAAAAGATAAAAGTGTTGAAGATGAAGATGATAAACAAGAAAAAGTAAAAGAAGATATTGAAACAAACCCTGAAGACACTCAAGAGACAACAGAAAGAGACTTAAAAAGCCTTTTAAACATAAAAGACATAGAAGAGGTCGATAAGAAGCTTGATGAGATTGTATCAAAGATGAGTGATGATGATTTAGAAAAATATGACGAACTTTTAAATGAAGTTGCAGACTACATCACAAAGCTAGATGCAGAGGAGGAATAATGTTAAATTTATTCCTTAAAGGTTTTATGAAAAAAAAAGATGAGCAAGTGAAAGATAGTGTTACAGTCGTTGCAGTAATTAGAGATAATGAGAGTTTATCAAGCGAAAGTAAAATACTTCTAGGAAAAAGAAAAGATACTCAAAAGTGGAGTTTTGTAGGTGGTGGAAAAGAAGATAATGAAACACAACTACAAGCAGTACTTAGAGAGGTTAGAGAGGAAGTAGGTCTTTCATATACTGAAAATCAAGTAAAGTTTAAAAAGAGCATAAAAACAGACACTACAGAATTGTTCATATATGATGTAATATTGCAAGATTTAGAGTTGGTAAATGTTGAAAATGATGTTGACGGAGAGTTTTCAGAAGCAAAGCTTTTTTGTGTTAAAGATTTAGTTGATTGTAAAATTGACTTACAGTATGGTTGTAATGAAAACAATGTAGTATTAGAGTACTTAAAAGAGTTGTTTGAAGATATATCATTTGATAGTATTGATAACAATACAGAGGAAACTCTTGACGGAGTAGCACTATCATTTAGCGAAAAAAGAGCATTGCAAAAAGACATACTTGGAATAAGAGAAAAGCTTTCAAAAGAAAAACTATCATTTAGCGAAAAAAGAGCATTACAAAAAGAACTATTAAGTAAACGCTCAAAACTTCAAGGTGTAAGTAAAAAATCAAAAGCTGATGAAATTATTTCAAAAATTGCTTTTTTAAGAAAGTATATGCCACAACAAGAAATAGATACATTAGTGGAAAATAGAAACTTTGACATCATAGAAGAAGTATATAAAACAATAACTACAATGCCAAAAACATACGAAACAGATGGACAAGGAAGCGAAGCTATTGCACACTTGCACTATTTTAAAGGTGGAAGTGATTGGTATATCATTGAGAACGATAAGGAAAAAGTGCCAAAACAAGCATTCGGCTTTACTGTACTAAATGGCGACTATGAAAACGCAGAGTTAGGATACATATCAATTACTGAATTAGTGAAAAATGATATAGAGTTAGATTTGTATTTCAATCCAAAAAGCATTAAAGAAATAAAGGAAAACGTACTCAAAAAAGACGCAGAAGTTACGGAAGATTTAAGTAATGATAGTGATAATGCAGTATTAAAAGAAGCACTTGATATTGTTTCCGATAAAAATGTTTCGTACAAAGATTTAAAATTTTTCAATGATGATGTTATAAAAATGATTGAGAATGAAATCGAGATAGAAAATAGTGTTGCTATTGAAGTTGAAAATGAAACAAAGTTAAGACTAGATGAGGTATCTAGTAATTTTAATATTAATAGTCTTGATAGCGTTGCTACAGCTGATGGAATTGAAGAAACAAAGATATCTGAATTACTTGAGGTAGTTTTGATTGAGAGATTGCCCAACAGCGTTGTTGGACGAGCAAAGGTTGAAGACGCACTACAAAAGCTAAAGCACATTATGAATACAAATAAAAGCAGTAGAGATTTAATAAAAAAAGTTATTGAAAATATAGAAGATGATAAAATCTTAAAATGCGAAAAACAATCAGAGGAGGACAAATGAAATTAGAAGAATATATAAGTAAAATTGAAGAGGTTGAAGGAAGTAGAATAGAAGATATAATCTATTCTACATACAACAGACTAAACAAAACAGCATTTTTAGTTAAAGATGAGTTCAAAGAAATGCTTGGAGTCTTCTACTTGCCTTTTATCAATTATGGAGTAAATAAAGATTTAATTCACGAAAGTATGGTTAAAGATGACACTATACCTAACTACATTGAAAACAATCAGTTGGCAGTTGAAAGTGGACTAGACACAAAAAGCGATTATGAAATGTTGATACTTGGATTATATTACTCTTTAGTGGAAGATAATATAGATGCAGTTAATGAGATTTTCGTTAATGGAAATTTCTACAAATACAATGAAATTTAAAAAAGGTAATATATGTCAGAATTTAAAAGTAATATACTAAAGCTTAAAAATTTACTATACAAAGGTAATCCTAACTATACAGCTAGAGTTTTAAGTGCAAAAGCAAAGCGTATAAAAGCAAACAAAGAAGCCGAAAATCTTGTACTTATGAATAAGCCAAATAATGAGTACACAGAAGAAGAAAAAAAGATACTTGCACAATATAGTGGTCAAGGTGCTTTGGGTGTTGGTGACGGAGATGAGTATTACACACCGATTGAGGTATCAAAGGCATTATTCAACTTAGTTAATTTATCTGAAAATGATAAAGTGTTAGAGCCTTCAAGTGGTACTGGAAGCATCATAGGACAAGCTCCTGATTATGTGAAATTTGAAGGGTGCGACCTAAATAAAATTAGTGGTAGAATCGCAGACATTTTAAACGACAATGCAAATATAAAAGCAGGTGTTAGTTTTGAGGAATACTCTAAAAATATACCTAACTCAACATACGATAGTATTATCACAAATGTACCATTTAGTAATAGAGATAGTAAGCTACTTGAAAAAGATGAGCAATACTCACACATAAAAAGAGCTGATGATTATTTCATTTTGAAATCGCTAGACCTATTAAAGAATGGAAAAAGAGCAGTTTTCTTAACATCATCAAGCACAATACAAAGAGCCTCAAAAAAAGATTTTAGATTAGAGGTACTTAAAAAAGGTGCTTTCTTAGGTGGAATTAGATTACCAAGCGAAATGTTCAAACAAGCTGGTACTGAACAAGTAGTGGATATTCTAGTTTTTGAAAAACATCCTATTGAAGTTGAAGCAAATTTTTCAAATGATACATTAGATGAAATACTAAAATACGAAACATCAAGAGAGTTTTTAGACGGAACTTATTTCACTAAAAACAAAAGTCAAGTATTCGGAGATTTCAAAAGTAGAGAAGACATAAAAGAGGAAGCAAAAAATGCAAATATTGAATTGCATCACACTCAAATAAGAGATAAAGTAACACTTCCAAATGGTATGACTTTAGATGATGTTAAATCTCAACTTATGAATGTTAATCAGTTTGAAAACTATATAGACTATGACTCTATTTCAAAAATATCAACTTCTGATAGTCTTGTATCTAAAAAAGAGTATGAAAAAACAATCGAAGCAGAAAAGAAAATTTATGAAGACATAGAAAATGCCAAAAAAGGAGATATTGGAAAACTTCTAAATAAAGATAATTTTTTAAGTGAAATATCTTTGATTAAAAAAACAAGCAAAGAGATTTTAAACCACAAGGCAAAAAGACTTTTATCGTTTGAATATGATGAAAAGTTAGGCAATGTAGCTATGTATATACTTAGCGTTAGCCCTGATGAGTACGACAAAGATATAATTATAGAAAATGCCGAAAATATAGAAGCGATAAAAGGCTCTTTTGATAAAAAACTTAAAAATGTAAAAGTAACGAATAGTGCAAAAAATGAAATAAGACAAATTATGAGCATTATTGACAACTTTGATTTAGAAAATGGAGTATATAAAGACACATACGAAGAATTAGAGGAAGCAGTTAGTTTAGATAAAATGCACCCACTAGCAAGATTAACATCAAACATAAAAGATGATGACTTAATTAAGAAAAATACTGTTTATGAAAATGGTATTGCTATGATCAAAGTTGATATTTTAGATAGTGAAAATGTTGCTAAAGATGATGATGTTATTGTTATGAATGGTAAAGTTGCTTCAATTGACGAAATAATATCAACTGAATTTCCACAAGGATACTATGACGCAATTTCTCATTTAGATGATATTAAATTAGATGATGTATCAAAAAATAAAATGCTTAAAAAGATTGCATCACTAAAGCAAACGCTAAAAGTTGAAGATATTACAGTTACGGCAAACTCAATAAATCAATTTGTATCAAAATCAACTCTTTTGAATATTTCTCATAAACTTAGTTTAGATAGTGATATGCTACAAACAATTTCATCTTCAATTAAAGAAACAATATTGGACGAATTCCCTGAATTGGACGCAGATGAATTTATGGGTCTTGTATCATTATCTCAAATAGCAGATTACACTAGAAGCATTATTCTAGGAAAAAACATTAGACTAGGCGTTTCTGATGTTTCAAAAAGGCTATGGAAAGATGATAAAAAATCTATATCTATTGAAAAAGAAAGAGATGAATTTGCTAAAAGTATCTTGAGAAGAATTTTATCTGAAAATGAAATTTTAATAGACTCTTCACTTGCTTCAATGATTGACGAAAATAAATCATTAAAAGATGAGATAAATGCAAATCTTGACAAGCGTTCAACACTTATCGTTGAAAGAGATACAAGCTATGGTAGCAAGCAACTAGCAGAATTGGCTGGAATGGTAAACCCTGATGTGCTGCCAAAACTAAGACACTATCAAAACGAAGACGCTAGAAAGTTCGGCTCAAGACTAATTGGTACTATTGCTCAAGATACGGGTCTAGGTAAGACTTTCACTATGCTTATGAGTGCAATTTATTCAATTAGAACAAACAAAGCTAAGCGTGTAGCTATTATTACTCCAAACGCAGTATATGGAAAGTTCATAGACGAAGCAAAAAAGGCTTACACACAAGATTTCTTTGAAAATAACTTTTTGACAATTGATAGCGATAGCATTACTGAAAATGTAAGAAAAATAAAATCAAATAAGAACATTAAAATTGTACTTATACCACACTCAACGCTTGATATGATTGGACTTAAAGATGAAACTATAGACAAGATATACTCAAGCGATAAATCAAATACTGATGAGCAAACAGACGATAAGTATGAATTTGCATTTAGTGACTTAGGAGTTGGTTATTATCCAAAAGGTGGTGAAAACTCTAAAGTATTCTTTGAAGATACTGGAATAGACGCTATGTTTATTGATGAAGCACACTTCTTTAAAAACTCAATAGAGTTGGCAAGTGGAGTAAAGGGAATGAGCGGTAAATCTTCAGATAGAGCGATAAGAACACTTTATAAAGCTGAATTTATAAGAATGAAAAGAGGGGATAGAAGTGGAGTTGTAGCAGTAACAGCAACACCGACTACAAACAGCCCACAAGAGATATACGCAAATATGCTTTTGAGTGGAAGCTTATCAGAGCCTATGAGTGCAAAAAAATTCTTAAATACTTTTTGTGATGTTAAAGTTGAAGACTACATAACACTAACAGATAAATACAGAAGTCGTAAAAAACTACAAGGCATAAAGAATATAAAAATACTCAAAACAGTAGGTTGGCAAAATGTAATATTTAGAGACGCAGATACAGAAAAAGAACGAGCTAGACTTGATGGAAAAGACATTAAAGTAAAACCAGACTACACAATTAATGATATTAGATTTAATAGAGAGAATGAAGATAGCAAAGAAAAGCAAGAGTTGTTAAAAAGTACTTTTATTCATTTCTCAAAAACTGCACTAGAACTAAAAAGAGGAATTACATCATACGACAGCTTATCTGATTTAGAAATAGATTTTATATCAAAATATGGAGAGGTTTTCGGATATTTCAATAGGGCAAAACTTGGTACTGTAAACTCTAATTTTATTTTTGATGTAACACCTATAAAACTAATTAAAAAAGTTAGCGAAGATGAAGTGTTTAATACGATTAAGACTAAGTACGACTATAGTTTTAGTGAAAAAGAAACTGACACGAAAAAACAAGATAGAATAAAAAAAACAAAACTTGTATTTACACTAAAAGAATGGTACGAAAGTGAAATTTTCAATTACAGAAAATCAATCGGTGTTTCAGTAGATGGTGTTATAACTAAGAATGGCAATGAATACTATGTGAATATTCCTACTCTTGATTACAAGAAGATAAAGACAACTGTATCACAGCTCAAAAAAGCAAAACTTATTAAAGATGTAGATATTTTCGGTATTGAAAATTTTGAAAAGTTTAAATTCTTAGTTGAAAATATGCAAAAAGAGTTCGCTAGACATAAAAACTCTAAGCAAATAGTTTATGCAACATCACTAAATACGCACAATGTTTTAAAAGATATTTTCAAGCAATACTTTCCTAAGAGTAAGATACACTTATTCAATGGTGCTGAAATTTCTTCAAGTGATGATGACAAAGCATTAAAAATACAAAATGACTTTAATGATAGTAAAGATAATGATATTCTTATTTTCAATGAAAAAGGTCAAGTTGGTGTAGATTTCAATAAAAATGTTAGTGGTGTTCACTTACTAGAAGTTCCAGACACTCCAGACCAATGGCATCAAGCTATGAGCAGGGCAGTAAGACAAGGTAATGATATAGATAAAGTCGAAGTGTATAGATACATAGCCAATGGTAGTTTTGACGAACTTTTATTGCAAAATATAAACGATAAGGGTAGCTGGATAGATAGTATTAAGGGAGATGATGATAGTGCTACAATCGACTCTCAAACAGCTAGTGATTTATTTGCAAAAGCAATGAAATACTTTGAAGATGATTACACTATGGAAGACAGCGAAAAGGTTGAAGAGTATAGAAAGATTATGAAAGAAAAAGCAAAGAAAAAAGAGTTAAAAATTAAAACTTTATCTTTGAAAAAACTTATATCTAACTACAATGCTTTGAAATACGAAAAACAAAAATACTCAAAAAACTTAAAAAGTGTATTTGAATTATGTGGACTATCAAAATATAAGTTTTCATCTAATTTCCTTAGAGACTATAGTTCTCAAGCAATAAAATTGGGAGTTGAGAATGAGTTAAATTCTGAAAAATCTCTAAAATTTTTATATGTAAAATCTCTTTGTGGGATTATAATTAAAAATTTTGATTTACTAGAAAGGGAAACAAAAGGATTTATTTCAGACAAGATAATTGAAACTAAAGACATTTCAATGGAGCTTGTTAGTGATAACCTGAATGATTACTTATCTAATGATGATATTGAAGACATTAGAAGCACTATAAAAGGAAGATATGAGTCTATTATTAGTGGTATTTTTAGCGTTATTGATGAAAATAAGCAAGTAAAAAAAGAAGACAAGGAAAAATATAAGTCTTGGTTTACTAAAAATCTATTCTATGGAGAATATGAATTAGAGGAGTATATAGACTTTGTTTTAGATAGTAAAATTGAAGAGATAAAAAGCTCAATCGAGAGAGTTTACAATATTGAAAAAATTATAGATGATAGTAAAAAAACTATACTTAGTAAATCGTTCCCTGAATTTGCAAACAACTCAAAAAACTATGAGGAAGATATAGAAAACTATATAGATGGGAAAGGTATGTTCATTCTAATTGATGATAAAGTCACAAATGTTGAAAATGAGATATTTTTCGGAAGTTGTGGATATGGATACAGTAGAAAAGATGTTATTTATATAAATGGAGAGTTTTTTGTTTTTTCTAGGGAGGAGCTAACATATTCAAAAGAAGATGCAAGAGAATATGTTAAGAAAAACTGTAAAGATTTTATAAAGTTTAACAATATGATAAAAAAAGATAAACTTGACGAAGTAATAGAAGATGATATGTTGTTTAAATATATATATAAAAAATCTCTATCACTTTTAGAAAACTAGAGGAGGTGTAGAATATGAAAAAATGATTTTATACCACACTTAAACACGCCAAACCTATGGTGTGTTTATTTTTTAGGCAATTTTAGGTACAATTAACAAACAAAAAAACAAAAGGTAAAAAATGAATAAAGTTATTCAAGCAAGACAAAAGGTACAAGGTTTTCTAAGTGACGCACTTAGAGAAGGTGCAACTTTAGACGCAATTCAAGACGCTACATCAACAATTGTTGCTTCATCTGACAACTTACAGACGCTAGACGCAATTATCGCTAAATCTTCTCAAGGGGATACATTATCAACAATCATTGCAAAGACTGTTTCAAGCTTTCCTGACGCAACTCAAGATAGCATTGTTACAGCATTAGGCGTTGCTTCACAAATTGCTAAGCGTGTTCAAGATGAAAATCAGCACTTTACATTAGATAGCATTGAAAATGTAAAAGGTGGAGAGGTTTTAGGCTCTTTAGTGGCTATTAACATTATGACTATTCTATCTTCTACACTTCCATTCGTTGGAGAGATTGCAGATTTCGTTCCTATGCAAGGTTCTAAAGATAATGTTAAATTCCAAATGTTTACAGTAAACCCTATTGTTAAAAATGGTATGGGTGAATTAGAAGATGGAGAGATTTTAAATTCTTCTAATGCTGGTAAAGCTATGGCATTCGCAGAGCGTGATGATGTTCAAACATTCGTAACGGATACTCTTGAGTACACTTTTGACATCAAGAAAAAAGATGGTGATAGTGATAATTATCCTATGGAGAGAGGCGTTAATGAGGTTGTTGTAAATCTTGGTAATGGTATCTTTGTAAATGACTTTGACGCTCAAGCTATGGAAAAAACAGCTACTCGTACAGTATCTGTTGATGGTATTACATATACTGTTGAGTTTGATTATGATGGTGGTAAAATCACTCTTAAAATTAGTGAAAATATTGAAGATGGAACACAACTATTCTTTTCGGCTTCTTTAAGTTCAGATAAATTAGGAGAGATTGCTGGTAGTGTTGGTTCGGACTTAAATCCAACTACTTATGTTGCTAAACCCGTAGTTATTAACACGACTGTAAACACTTTAGCACTTAGACAAGTACTTCAAACAACGGGGCTTAACTTATCAAGTAATGACCTTATGATTGCACTTGCAAAAGTTGGAGAAGAGAGTAAGCGTAAAAAAATCAAAGCTACTTTACAATTCGCAAAACCATTCGGTGCAGTTATTGATATTCAAGGTGCAAGTGAAACAACTATGGCAGATAGATATAAGCACTTCTTAGTTGGTGTTGAAAAAGCAAGAGCAGATATTACTGCAAAATCTCAAATTACTTCTAATGTAGTTTTAGTTGGTGGTAGTGGTTTAGTTGAGATTTTTAGTGCGTTAAGTACGGCTACAAACAAAACGAACATCATTAGCGATAGCAACAACTCAATTCGCCATATCGGTACTTTAAACAATGGTTACGAGTGCTACTACAACCCATTACACGATACAGACTATCCTGAAGATGAGGGCAAACATAAAGTTTTTGTTGTTGGTAACCCAGCTGATGCAACTAAAAGAGCTTCAATCAGTGGTGTTGGTCTTCCAGTGCTTCCTGAAGATTTAGGGTTCGACCAAACAGCAAGTGATAAAATCATCTCTTTACAAGGTAAGCTAGTCGTATCTTATAACAAAGACAAGCACTCAAGAGAGCTAGTAAGAGAACTTACTGTTCAATTATAGTAGGCAAAAATGAAAGTACAAGTTGTAAACAAAGCAACTGAAACTATCAAAGTAGGAGGGGTAGAAATTACCCCGAATACTTCAAGAGTAGTTTTTGTTAAAGGCGAAGATTTTATTGTCGAAGATACTTACACATTCGACTATCAAAAAAAGTACAATAGATATATTGTAGAAGCAAAAGAAGCTATAACTCAAGATAATGATCAAGATGACAACGATTTGACAAGCGAAAAAGAAACTATCACTACTAAGCCTATTGAAGAAATGGGTATAGATGAGTTAAAAGTTTTCGCAAAAGAGAATAATGTTATATTTGGTGGGAATATCGGAAAAAATAAGCTTATTGAGAAAATAAAAGAGGTTGTTAAGTGCTAGTAACACAAGAGAAAAATTATGTATCTATATACATTAAGCCAACTATTGACCTTACACTTACTCTAAAACCATCAGAAAAGGGTGTTTTGGCATTAGTTGGTTGGTTAAATTGGGGTAATCCTTACTATGGCGTAGTGCTTGGTGGAGTGCCATCGAGAATAAAATCTACAAATGCAAACATAGGTGGTAGCGTAGAAAACGAAACTATGTATCACTTAAAAGACTTTTTTAGCAACTATCAAGGTAAAGCTATTGTAGGTCGTATTATGAATACAGACGCAAAAGTAACAGTTGCTAAGCAGTCTAAAGATGACGATGGAAATGTTATTCTTGAAGACGGAGACGAAGTAAATGTTTTTGGTGCTGATAATATAAGAGATTGGGATAACAATGCTTCAAATGGTGCAGTTGAAATTCTAGTAACCTCTTGTATATCTGAAAAACATTCTATTCAAGTAGAAAATGTTGATGACATATTAACTTTCAAGCTTTATGATGAAAATGGAAACGAAACATATAAAGTGAGTGGTAGTGCATATTATGACGCACTAGACGACAATGGAAAGTCTTACTATATTGGAAACAAAGTAGATAAGAAGATAGTCAACATCAAAGTTGATACTGGCAATTCAGACTATGAGAGCAACTTTAATCTAGTTCGCACTTATGAGAATGGAAATGTATCTTCATCTGATGACACTAAAAACTATGCAAATGCAATAAAAGTTATAAACAATAACATTGAAAAATGTGACTATTGTGCAAGTGCAGGGTTGAGAGATAATCAAACATTACAAGATTTACACGCAGTAGCTTTCAGAGGTAAAGTTCCTATGATTATCGACCTTTATGGAGACACAAAAAAAGAAGCTAAAGATATGAAAACACAGCTAAATATTACTGATAGTGGTGTTCAATTTGTGTGGAATAGGGGTAAAGATAAATTTGATTTCGGAGACCAGAACATAGGACTTAGTGGAGATATTGTAGGTAAATGTGTTTTAAGAAACTTATCTAAAATGGTTGATGATGTTGAGTTTAGAGTAGAGGGAACAGCTGGAGAAGATTATCCACTTCCTAGAGTTAAAGCTGATGAACTTGATATACTTGAAGACGATGACTTGACTTATCTTGCTGATAATAGAATTAATACAGTAGGTTACATCAATGATGTTTTATGTATTATGGATATTCTAAGTGCAAACCCTAAAAATGTAGCTACAAAGCTATTCCCAGTAGCAGACGGAAATCTATTTATTAACAAATATATCGCTAGAATTTTACAAACTAAGATATTCAAAAATATGAATGAAGCGAAAGCTTTTGTTGACAATAAAGTAGGTAAGCTATTTGAAAAAGCTTATAGAAACGGATATTTCAACAAGGATGTTGACACGCCTTATGACTATGTTGTATCGAAAAAAGATGGCGACACAATTGTCGTAAATTATCAGTATGTTTTTAGTGGTGTTATGCGAAAAGGCGAGATACAAGGTATGATAGTTTCTGATAGTGCAGAAATTAAAATAAACAATTAAAAAGGTAAAAAATGTTTGGTATTGATTTAAGAAAAATACCATCTACTGAGGAAGCAACAGTTGACGCAGTAGATGAAAAAGGTATGGTTGATTTTAAAGAAGTCGTTGATGGTTACAAGTTGTTTGATAACCTAATGACAATCATTAAACTTATTGTGAACCACGAAGAGTATGGATTAAAAAGTATTAGTGATGTTGTTGAAGCAGTTAGTCAAGATATGACTGATGAGGAATATGAGGAAGTTGTAGAGTTAATTTTCAACTTACTTGAATACTTGAAAGTTTCAAAAAGTGCGATTAACGACCTAATTGATGATGATGAAGATATTTCAAGCGAGGAATTAGTTAGTCTAGTTGAGCTTATCGTTGATAGAATGGGCGACGCTGATTTATATGAGTTCGTTGCTTATGCAATTCACAACCCTGATTTAGTTGAAGATACTCTTGATAGTATTGAAGACGGTGCTACTCTTGATTGGGCTTTCTTTGAGAGTTCTTCAAAGTGTAAAAACAATAAGCCTAGTGGGCTTGGTTGTTATGGTGGATACCACTATAAAGATGGAAAAGTAAAAAAAGGTTTTTGGAGATATTCAAAGCTTTTCAAAAAAAGAGGTGGTGGAGTTAGTGCAAATAACTACAAAGAGAAAAAAGGTATGCCGATTAAAGAGCCTAAGAAAAAGTGGAGTTATGAAACTAGAAACAAATGGATAAAAACTATGCGCAAAAGAAAAGGCGAAGATTTTGGCAAAAGAGAAAGAGTCCAAAAAGTTATGGAGTTATTATAATGCTAAATATTGAAAAAATTGGAAGATTTAATATTGCTCAAAACACAATCAATGCACTCAAGGAATTGGGTGCAGAAGATACCTTTACATTTGATGAAGTTGCAGTTGGTGTTATTGGCGATACAGAAGATGAAAAACAAGATGAAACAGCAGATAAATGCACAGCAGATATGATTGCAGTACTTGATAGCATTGGAATTGACGAGCAAACAATTTGCGACTTTATAGGTAGAGATGACGATTTAAGCAAAGATGCTTCAAAGGCAGTTTTTGATGCAGTTGCAAGTATCCGTGATGATGATGTAATTGAAAAATCTTTAGCTTTTGCAAAGAGTGAAGACAATACAACATTCGATAGCATTACACAAGACACTACAACTATGCCAGAACGCAAAAACGGATATAGACGCACACTTGTGGTTAGAAATGGAAAAAAAACTTGGGTAAACAAGCGTATGAATGGCAAAAGAGTTATTCTTACTCCTAAGCAAAAAATGGCACTTAGAAAAGCAAGACTAAAAGCTCATACAGCTACAGCTAAATACAAGCGTAAAAAATCGGTTACAAAGCGTAATCAATTCGGACTTTAATAAATGGTAGTAGGTTGGGATATAGACAAATCGGGTTTAAATAGTGGGCTTTTTGCAACTTTATACATAAAAGAGAAGTCTAGTGCCAACCCTATACCAAAAGATTTAAAGGATGTTTTTGTAGTTGGAAAGATTATATCTGATGATGAAAGCACAAGCGTTAATTGGGAGAGTGTTTTAGAGAATATGAATGCCGAGAATAAGTATTCAGTAACATCGGCACTTATGCAAAGTGATTTATCAGGAAAAGCTTTAGAAGCACTTGGATTTAAGAGCGATATAGTTTCAAATATGAGAGGTAAAACTCTTATAAATAAAGACCAAAGCATACAAATTTTCAAAGGTTCAGCTCCTTTAAACTTTAATCTTTCATTACTTTTTGAAGCACAAGAGGACGCATACAAAGAGGTAGATTTAGCACTACAATATCTATATAAGTTTCAAGCTCCTAAACTTGGAAATGGTTTCATACTTGGAACACTTGATAAAAATAAAAATATAGTAGGCGAGATACCATTTGATATTGTTATTGACTATATGGGAAAGAGATTTAATGGAGATTTTGTGCTTACAAATATTTCAACATCAAGAGATAAAATCAGAATTGACAAAAACAAAAACAATCTTTCAAGGGTTGTAAATCTATCATTCAAGAGTAAACAATCTCTTGATAGAGATAGCTATAAAATAAAAATAAAATAGGGAGTATTTATGTCAAGAATAGATACACAAAAGATTTTTCATCAAGCAGATAGAATGATGGGTGGTGTTGTTACTGGGCAAGATTTCATTATGATTATTGAAGAGTTTCCACACTTAACTTTTAACATTAAAACCAACACTCTACCTATTCTAAAAAATGGCGAAAAGATTGAATATACAACTACTCACGGAGTGAAGACTTTCAATGAGGGGCAATTACAAACATTAAACGATATTACAGTTTCTTTTATTGAAAGACAAAGTATGATAGTCAATGAGACTCTTAACAATATCCTTATTGAGGATAAAAACGAAGACTTAACAATTCACTTTTTGGCTGGACGAAAACTAGAAAGTGCTAGATATTGGGGAAGCCTAGAGTATGCAAGTATTACAAGAGAGGACAACCCTGACGCTGATAGTGAAAGTGGTACAACACCTCTTAACATTCAAGCTGGAATTAGTGGACACTACAATCCTAGTAGAATTACAGAAGTAACAGCTTTACTAGATACTCTTTTAAGCGTAGTTAAGTAGTTTATATATGCAATTAAGAGAATTGTTTGACTTAAAGCTTTTTATGTGTGATGAAGTAATTGATGACTTGCAAATAGAAACAGCTTTTAAGTTATCTTGTATATCTTTTTTTAGTGTTGTTAAAATAAAAATAGATATCAAAAGTGATGACTACATAAACATAGGAAGCCATAAAGTTGTAGAAACTTTTAAGGACATAGAGAGAGATATAGAAATAGCTATTATTTCTCCTACTAACTTTGATGATTTTAACTTACCTCTTCAGTATAATGAAGATTTCCTTATGGTGTGTGAGTATATTATAGTTAGTGCTTCTTTGAAAAATGTAAATGTTATGAGGAATTTAGGAATAGATGAGATGGTGCAACAGTTGTCTATGGACTTAAATTCCATAAAAGATATTCTAAATAAGAAATATAATGTTGCATTTGGGAGTACATTACAGTAGCACTAATCGTGCTACTTATCTCTCACTATCAAGTCAAGATATTTTTTCGGTACTTGAGATTGAATTGCTATAGCCAACTCTCTCATAAGTGGGTACGCACTACCACTATTTCTAAGATTTAAAAAGTTTTTTAGTGATCGTAAATTCATATTGAAAACAATTTCAGTAGTCCAGCAATCCGTAACTATATTTTTGAAATTATCCCCTACATTCCTTTTTACTTTTCCTTTTTTTAGTTCATTAAATACTTCAATATTCGTATTAGACAAAACACTACAATTACAAAATTCAATATTTTCCTTTGAAAGAGAAAGTTTTAAAAACTCTTCCTCTCCAATTTTATTAATCATTCTTAGCAATTTTTCAAAAATATATCTTAATTCAATTTCTACTTCATCCTCCTCTAAAATTACTAGAAAATCTATGTTGCATTCTCTCACTATCTCAACAAAAGAGTTAAACATTAAACTGTAGTCATTGAAAGTTATGTATGAAGCAATAAAAGCATTAAGTATATCGCTCATAGTATATCTTGTACTTTTTACAGTAAGTGATTGTATTCTATGTCTTGAAAACTCTTGTAGCACACCTCTTGATGTGTCTTTGATACTAAATGATATATTTATCAATTCAAGTACGCTATGGTGGTGGTGTACCCACGCCAAACTATTTAGTATTTCAGAGCTTTCAATGTCATCTTTTAATTGATAACCTTTCCACTCTCTTATTTTTTCGTGTTCTGATTTTTCAAAACTATTATAAGCAGTACGACCAGCAACCTCAGCTACATATAATGGAGTTGCGTGAAGCAACTCTACTCTAGGTTCTTTATATAAAACATTTCCAATCTCAATCATTATAATATATCCTCTAATATTTCTTTATCTGTTATTTCCCACCCGTGAAGTCTCATTTCACTAGCTATACTTACAAGGCACTCATTTATCTTATCAAGACAGTAGCTTTCAGTTACTAGCTTTTCATAGGCATAGTCATAATCACTACTTAGTAGCTCCTCTTCAATAGCGTCCATTTTCATATCTTGCATTTTTTCATACTTTAATTCTTCAAGTGTCATTTTTTAATCCTTTCTAAACAATCATATCGAAATAAGTTTTTGCTATTACATTTTCATCAATTTTATCATCTTTTAATTTTGATAAAATATACTCACTTTCATTCTCATTTGTTTTACGCAATCTGTTAATACCATCCGTGCTAACAATAAAAGTAAAAACACGCTTTTCATTATTAACATAGCTACCCATAAAATAAACAGAGAAGTTTTCACTTCGAACAGTATTATCTTTCTTTGAAATATAGTAACTTTCTTTAAAATTTTTATATAGTTTTTTAAACAAAGCAACATCCTCTTTTTCCATAAAAAATGTTTTTAAATATATATTTTTACCGTCCTTTCTTTGTGATATTTTTTTTATGTCAATCAACGACCTACTGAAATTATTATCTACTAAAAACTCTTCAAACATTAACAACTCTTTATCAGTTCCACCAACATCGGCACTTGGAAAATCATCAAGAGCGTTGCAACCTTTTTTTAAACAAGAAACATTAATTCTACCTCTACCTAATCTGTATAATCTCATTCTTTCAACCTTTTTCGTGTTTTTGTCAAGAGAATTGTAACAACAATAAGCTTAAATGAATGTTAAATGTTTAATAAATACAATATAATTTAAAAAAGTTTGTATTATGTAGTTTTTGATATAATCTATTAAAAAAATGAGGTGTAAATGTTTCGCTACTTAATGGAGGGTTCAAAAAGCTACAAAGAGCATATTGCGAACTCTAAAAAACTATTTAAAAACGGGCAAAAGCAAAATCAGTTTTTAGTTAAAATAGAAATGATTAAGCCTATACACAAAATGCAAATAGTTAGTGAAGTGTTCAAAAGCATAAGCGTAACATTCGGTGGACTTCAATCAGAGCCTATTCAGATTGGAAGTGCAAACATTAATACTTTTACAAATCAGAGTAGTTACAAGATTGATTTTGTAGCTCACGAAATATACGAAGCACTAATCTCTAGTAGTGTTGTAGATAAAGACCTATATGAATACTTTTTTATGCAAAATGGGAAAGATATAATTCCAAAAGATGGAACTTTCTTACTTGCAAAAGATTGGTATTTCAACATAGAAGTGTATGCACTTGAAAATTCAACTAGAATATTAGAGCTTGATAGAAAAGGAATATCAAAAACACCTTTAACTAAAAAGCCTATTATTTCAGGAGAGTTTATTATAGAAAATCCAACTAAGCTAGATTGGAATACTCAATCAAATGGGGAAAATCAAGAGTTTATTATATCCTTTGTACCTATAAATAGTGCATTTATCAAAAATTTTAAAGAGGTTGGAAATATTGAAAGAGGACAATAAAAGTTTTTCGTATGAAGATTTAGAGGTAAGAAATCTAAAATTTAAGATAAGGTCATTGACATTTTTAGAGAGCTTATCATTTTCAAAAAAGAGCAAAAACTTAAAGTTTTACAAATTTTTAAAAGAGTTTATTTTACTGGTAACTACTCTTGACGATAGACAAGTATCCGAAATGCTAATACAAGACGCAATTTCAATAATTCTTTTTTACAAGATGACATTTTGGGATAATGTTGAATTGGTAGAGGGGGTAACTCCTAGAGATTTACTTTTTCAAAATGTTGACTACAAAGAGGAATTTGTCAATTTTCAAGGGTACAGATTTACGAATTTTATTACAATTGATAGGGCAATAAAAGCAGAGGAATTATGCTATGCAAGAGGAAAGTTTGAATACGAGAGCTTTTATATTTTGGCTTCAAGTTGTACCAAAAAGGTATCTAATGGAATTGACATACTTATTGAAAATTCAGAAGATAGTGAGGAAACAAGGAATACAATAAAACTCATAAATTACAATATTTCAAAAGTTTCACACGCAAAAATAGACTTAATTGCAGATTTTGAAAATGTATCTTGCATAACACAAGATAATATAGCAGTTGTGCTGCAGCAAGAGTTTTTTTTTTGGGAATGAATTATAAAGAGCATATAGAGATTATGGCAAAAAACGATAGCAATATACTAAACTTTGATAGTAAGATAGTTGCCGATATGTACATAGTAAGAGAGTTTGAAAATGGCGAAAATTAAAAAAGTTTCAAGTGTTAAAAATATTGATCAAACAAAAAAAACAAATAGTCACTTTGTGCTTCAAAGTAAGCTTTTTAATAGCTCAAAAGTTGATAAAAAACTCTCACGACATAGGGAAGTCAAAGTAGCTTTAACAATAGATGAGATGATTAGAGAGGTTAAGTCGCTTTCAAACCTACTCAAAGGTGGCATTACACTTAAAAATATATTCGATTATTCAGATAATGAAAGAGTTAAACGAGCTTCTACGCAACTAAAGATTTTTTTCCTAAAAACTTTTTCAAGGAAAGATGGAGATATATTTAAGTTTATTGCAAAAAGTAGTGGACTACACAAGAGGGAATATTATCAAGTTGAGGTTCAATTTACAGATATTGAAGATATGATAGATGATAAGAATGCAGCACCAAAAGATATGCTTATGAATAGTAGAATAAGAACTCAATGTAGTTGCGAAGATTTTACATATAGGTTTAGATATTATCTAACAAAACTTGATGCAGTACTGGGGTTAAAAGAGCATAGATTTCCTAAAATTACAAATGCGAACAGAGAACATAAATTTCTATGCAAACATCAAATATTAGTTTTAAATGGAATGAGGAAACAAGCTTTTTTAAATACTTTTACAAGATACATAAATAACAAAAGAGATGGTCGTACAATTAGAGTAAATAAAAAAGATATTGCATCTTCTTATATTTCATCATCTAAAATTAAAATAGACAAAAATGCAAAGGTTTAGTATGGCACAAAGAGATATTATAGATAGGGTAATAAATAGGGAAAAAAGATTAATTGATACTATGATAAACAAAAAAGGTATAGAGTGTTTTATAGAAATACCAAAAGTAATATCCGATAGTAATCTTAATGATATTGATGTTTTCAATGATGATTTATCTATTGATATTATAGGGGAAAAGCAAGACATTTCACACAGTATAGAGTTTGAAAGAGATAGTGACTACTATAAATGCTTATTTTTAAATAGGGATGCATATATCAACCAAATATCAGATAGTGAAATAGAAAATCTTGAAAATTTAAATATAAATCTTGAAAATGAGGTACTTTGCAATTATGGTACAATTCTACCAATAGGCACAAGAATAATTTTGGCAGATTTTGAAAATATAAGATACGAAATATCAAAGATAATGAAATATACAAATTTATCAAAAGTTAAAAAATACAAAGTAGTAAGGTCGTAGGTTTGGCAAAAAATAAAAAAAACAACAGAATAACATCATCACAATCCTTTGCAGTAAAAGCAGATAAGGATATATCAGAACTCAAAAATAAAATAGAGCATTTGAACTTACTAAATAGTGCATATTCAACTTCAATGCCAAGAAATTTAAGCATAAATGCAGTTAAGCAAAACTCAATTGCAGTAATACAAAGGGATGCAGAATACATAAAACGACACGAAATGTATGAAGATACTTTTGTGAGGGAAATGGTAAAGGTTATTATTGTCCGTGCAATAGGAACGACACACGACAATGTAAAGCCTTTTGAATTAACTCTATCTGATGATGTTAATATAGATGATAAATTCAAAGAAATAGTAAAAGACGAGCTAAAATATCTTGAAAATCTAATATCTAAAAATATAATCGACATAGCATTAGATAGTCAGTTTTATGGAGATGGTTATGTTAGGGTTGTAAGTGAAAATCAAAAAGGTGTTACAGCGATACTTAGTAACTACTCTACAAAACCTTTTAACATAACACCAATACGAACAAATAAGCTAGTTGATGTTGCATATGAGGTATCCAATAATCAGGACATTATAAAGACTTCTGATACTGCAAATTTTGAAAGTATAGTAAATAGAAAAAACAGTAGATTTTATGTTTCAACAACAAATGTTGCACGAATGAACGCACAAGGAAACGGAATATCTTACCTATCTACAGAGCAAGTAGCAATAGTAAACAATATGAATGTTTTTGATGACAATACTTATGTTTATGAAGATGGTATTTATGGAGGAGTTGTAGAGGGTTGTTATGATGATTATATATCTTTCAAATGGGCAATTAAGGCATTAGCAAACGCAAGAATAGCAAACTCAATCATAGAGCGTTTCATTATACAACCTTTGAATACAACAAGTGATGATGATAAAAGATTACTTCAAAGAGCATTAGAAAAACAGATACAATCAACACTAGATAGTCTTGCAACGAAAATTTCAGATAAAAGCCCAGATGTTCTTATTGCCAACCACATAATACCAACTACTAGCGATGGAACGAATAACATTCAGATACAAGAAAGTAGCCCAAACTTCAATGGCTTCCAAAACATAGAAGATATTATGATACATATTAGAAAATTTATAGGTTCTATCGGTTTTAATTTTGATATGACTTCGTTTGCACAAACATTAGGAGGTCGTGAGCGTGACGGTGTTGTAGAAAATTCTCTACAAATGGACGCACAAGGAACACAGATAAGACAAGCCATAAGGGATTATGTACTTCATATTTCAAAGGTACACTTTTTAGCAAAATATGATTTAGATATTGATATTGAAAAGGTTGAGGTTAATTTTACAAGTGTTATGAACCACGCAAAAATGTCAAGTGAAACACAGCGAATGGAAGCAATAACTAACCTACAACAATTACAGTCAATCATAGATGGTTATAAAAATATGAATATCGAAGATAACGAGATAAACAGAATTGCAGTTAAGACGCAACTAGAAGACATACTAAGCAGTACTTCAAAAAACAAAGACGAGCAAATCGAAATGTTACTTAATGTAATTTTCACAAAAAATAAAGAAGATGGGGAGGAAATGTAATGAAACAAGATACAAAAAATAAAGTTGGAAAAATAGAAGAGTTCGATAATGGAGAAATGGAGGTAACTGTTACTTTTACACCTTTTGAACACGGTCACAATTTAGGTAGTACACGAAATTATAATAAATCTCTTTTTAGAGATATGGTAAACAATAAAGAAGTTCAAATGCACATCAAAAATGGATATGCAGTAGGATACTACTCACATCAAAACAGAGATTTAAGGACTCTTATTCCATCGGAAAGAAACTCAAATGGAGATGAGGTCTTTCCGTGTTGCAAAACAATATCTATGAAATACAATGATGATGATACAGTAACTCACACTCAACGCATTTTAAGCAACGACATAGGCAAAGAGGTTCAGAAGCTTATAAAAGGTGGCGTAGGTGGTTTTAGTGGCGTTCAAAATATACCTAAAAAGAAATTTTATGGTTTTGATTATGTGATAAGTCCAAATTTTACTACAAATAGAGTTATCGTTGATAATAGTTGTAAGAATGGTATGTGTGGTATATCTATGGATAGCGTATCAAATGAGCTTGAAAACGACATACAAAAAAGAATTAGAAACTATATGGATAGTATAGGGGTTGATGATGAAAATGTTTTTAAGGCACTATTTAACCTCGAAAAATATACAGATGAATATTCAAACACATTAGAGCTTTTGGGCGAAATTGAAAAAACAAAAATGCAAAAGAGTGAAACACTTGATAGTATTATAAAGTCAAAGGAAATATTACAATCAGAGTTTGAGAATTTTATAGAGAATAGATACAAGCCATTAGTAGCACAGCTTGATAGCTTAGGTATTGAAGTGAGAGAAGATAACGAACTTATACCGACTGAAAAAACTCTAGGAAACTTATTTAAAAGGTCTAGTTTTACAGCAATTCAAGATATTCAACTTGACAATATAAATGTAGTATCTGAAATTCTAAAAAATAATAAAAAAAGTAAAGACAAAGAAAAGCTAGAAAATTTCATAAAGCCTAATATGTTTGGATTTTAAAAATGCTAAATTTTGATGATAAAACGGGGCTACTTTTAGGAGAAAATTCAGATAGTAGCCAAAAAGATTTTAGCAATAATTCAAGCGACAAAAGAAAGGTTTTGGATTATGAAAAAAAGATCAATGAAAACCTATCTGTTATTGCCAAAAAACTAGGTACAAAAAAAGACAATAAAAACAATTTAAATGAAAATACTACTGCAAATGAAAAAGCAAATAAGCAAAAAGAGGATACAAAAAAAGAGGTAGTAAAACAAAGTAGCAATAGCAATACAATTAGCAAAGTAAATATAAATACTGATGAAATAGGAGAGGTTATAGGTGACGCATACTATAGGAGTTTTGAGGAAATAAGAAATGCAATATCTCCATTCTCAAGTGTGTTTAAAAACATAAAATCATCTTTAACAAAAAATGATAAGCCAAAAGATGAAAAAAAAGAAAACATAAAATCATCTTTAACAAAAAATGATAAGCCAAAAACAGCAAGTGAAAAGGCACTTCACACTGAAAAAAAAGTAAATTTAGATAAAGAAATTCTACAAAAAGAAAATGATGTTTTAGATACGAATAAAGAGATTTTAAAGTCAGTAAAAAAGATAAGTAAAAAACCGAATGGAAGCATTGGAATAGCTAAAATGCTACTTCAATCGTTATCTAAATTCTTACCACTACTTGGAATAGTAGGTGCAATAAAATCACTTGGAACAACTCTAAGAAAATTTGTAAAGCCACAAATTACAAAGAAAAACAAAACAGTAAAAAAGAAAAGTGATACATTAAGAAATAAAAAAACAGAAACAGTAAAAAGCAATGCAAAAAAAAGCAAAACTGAAACGCAAAAAACTGAAAATTCTAACAAAAAAGAAGCAACAAAAAGAAGTCAAAAAAACAAACCTAAAAGGTATAAAAGGATTGCAAAAGTAGCTTTTAAAAAATCTTCAAAAGCAGTTACAAAAGCAGTTACAAAAATAGCAACTAGGGGTATCCCCATAATCGGAGAAGTACTTCTTGTATGGGATGGTGCAAACATAGTTAAAAAAATGACTGATGGTATGACTTTTACAGAAGCAACTAAGTCACAAATGCTTGGAATAGAGCCTATCAAAAAAGTTGAAATGGAAAAAAGTAAAACTTTTATAAGTGAAAATAAAAAAGATATAGTATCTAGGCGAACACATAGAGATAAAACAAAAGAAAAAGAGGTGTTGAAAACAACACAAACTAAAGACACAAACTATCAAAATTCCATAAGTTATAAAGAAGACTTTAATCGAGTTGTTAATGCAATAAACACAACGAGCAAAGAAACAAATACAATACTTATGGATATACTAAGTGACATTGGAAATGAAACGATTGTCTACAATCCTAAAAGAGATAAGGTTGATTTATGATTTCTATAATAAGTGAAAAAAACCCTATAGAGTGCTGGATTAATACACCAACGAACTACTACATAGGAAATGAAAGCTTTGGAAACAATATTTCTGAACTACAATTTAAAAATATGCAGTCAGTAAGATTAAAACTTCACAAAATTTTAGATAAAATAGAGGAAGATTTAGGGAGTGAGATAGCTTCATTAATTGATGAGATAACAATAATTCAAAAAGATAGCGACACTATGCAAATAGCAATATTTTACAATAACTACAATGGTGTAGCATTAGGAGATACATAATATGGCTTTACAATTTGATGAATATTTTTTAAGTTTAATTCGTTCGGACGATAGGCTTAAAGATTTTGAAAATGATTTTGGACTTGCACTAATAAGTAAGTCTTTAGATTTTAAAATAAACAAAACACTTGCAGTTATAAATGATAACATTAAGGAAATGTATTACCCTACATTAGAAAGCACATTATTGGCAAACTTGCTATATAGAGTTGGATACATAAGATTTAAAAAGCCTATGAAGTTATCTGTAAATATTGTTCCAAACGAAGACTATACTCTTGCAAAATACACAAGATTTTCAGACGGAAAGGATTTGTACCTACTTGACAATGAAACAAATATTTTGGCAAATACAGACAATGAAATTCAATTAACATTACTAGAGAGAATTGAACTTGGTGTAAAAAATGTTGAAAACTCAAATTTATATTTCAAAATAGAATTAGGAGTATCTTATAAAGATTTAGTTTCATTTGATGTTTTGATTGACGAAAAACCTTTAAAGTATAGCCAAAACTTTATAGACTTAGAAAGTGAATTATCAATCGAAACAGATTTAGATGGTATGTTATCTCTTGTTGTTTTACTTGGAAATGAAAGTGCAAACAACATTAAAAACGGAGATGAACTTGATGTAAGCTATACAATAACAACAGATACAAAAGAAGCACCAAATGGTATAAGCATAATAACAAGTGGGTACGATACAGTATGCAAAGATATTAAAGTTATTGAAAACTACACTCCACCACTATCTATTACCGAAATGCAAAATATGATTAAATTCGGAAGAAAAAACATAGGAGATATATGTATTAATGAAGACTATAAGCAGTTTATATTAAAAAACATAGGAAATATTGCACACTTAAAGACTTGGCAAGAGAAAGAGGAAAATGAGGAATATAACTCATCTAGCATATCAAATATAAATAAAGTATTTGTTTCGTACATAACTCAAGATAATAAAACACTAGATGAATACACAAGCAGTCAGATACAAAAACTTATATATAATAACCTATATGGCAAAGAGTGTATAATCAGAGAGAGCATAATAGTTGATTTATCAGTCAGCATAGTTATTAAAACTCAAGATAATTACTCTAATCTTGCGTATGATAATATTAAAAATTCTATTGTAGGCGTCTATGATGATTTAGAGAATAAAATAAGCGAAAAAACAATATATGCAGATATATTTAAAACTATACATAATATGTTTGATGTTTTTGAATTGAATGTATATTTGTCAGACAAAGGTACATACAAAAATGCTAAGTTTTTTAATGTTTCAAGTGAAAATATATCAATATCTTTTAGGTCGTAAAAATGGTTGATGAACTTTATGAAAACAGAAAAAAGAACGACATACTAGATAAAGTAAACGACTACATAAACAAAACTATTGACTTTGGAATAGATGATAATGTATTTACAACACTTGCTCCTTTCTTATCAGATGAAGATATAGACGAAACAAGCGACTTTTTTAAGCAGTACAAGATAACACCAAATGGTGGTCTAAATAGTGACGAGTATAAAACTATTGCATACCTATCTCTTTTTTACAAAGAAAAAATAAAGTACAATATAAAAGAGATTGAAAGGTATGTAAAATTTTTAGGATATAATTTTGATGAAAATTTTATATCTATTTTATGCTTAGACAAAGAAAAAGAATATAATTGCGATAAAGATAATTATATTACCTTTGATGAGTATTTGAAATTAACGGATAAACAGCTTATGGGTATAGACTTCAAAAGGTCAACTCAGAGATTTGTTGATGGGTTTGATATTATGTTTGACTTTGGTGTTATGAAATGAGAAAACAAGATTTTATTATAACTAATATGATTTTAGTTGAAAATTTTAGGAACATAATCGAAAGTGATTTAAACGGATATATTAACCAAAAAAATATTTTTTGTTTTACTCAAAGCAATAAAGTTGATATTAGTTTTACTACATCATTAGATAATTCTCAGTATTTTGATGGTTTTGATATAATGTTTGATAAAACAATAATGAAATAAAAAAAGGGGAAATTTGTGTTTGGTATAGCAAGTTTACTAACAAGCGTTGGTGTTGATTTAGTAGGAAGATTAATAGATAGTGGGGAAGATAAAGCTATTGAATTTGTCAAGGATAAAACGGGCATAGACCTATCTAAAAAATCTGAATTATCAAAAGATGAAATTGAAAAGCTTAAAAAGTTTGAAAATGAAAACAAAAAGCTAATTTTAGAAAAAACGAAAATGTTTTTAAAAGATATGGAAAATGCTAGGAATATGCAAGTGGTTGCACTCAATCAAGATGACTTATTTTCAAAGAGATTTATTTATTATTTTGCTATGGTATGGAGCGTCTTTGCTATGTTATATATGACAGCAATTACTTTTTATGATATACCAAAAGACAGTATTCGTTTTGCAGATACAATACAAGGATTTCTTTTAGGTACGATAGTCGCTCAAATAATTGCTTTTTTCTATGGAAGTAGCATAGGAAGCAAACAAAAAACAGAAGCATTAGAGAGAGGTGCTAAGAAGTGAATATAGAATTAACAGAGATTGCTACACTTGCTGGTATTGCAGTTACAGTAGGTAGTATAGCAATGGGAAGCTACATAGGAGTAGTGAAAGCAAATGTATCTGTAAAAAAAGATATCAATAGTGCGTTTGATAGCCTTAGAAGTATTGAGGATAAATTCACACGAACTGAATTGCGTATAGACAATAAGGCAAAGCGTATTGAGGATATGGAAAAAATGCTTTTTGAATATATTAAAAGGCACGAAGCTGAAGAACTTTTTGTAAAAAAAGATATATTAAACCCCGTTATAGAGAATATTCAAAAAAATCAAGAAACACTACATTGCGAAGTTAAGGAGTTTAGAGATGATATTTTAAATTCTCTAAACAACATAACTTCAAATTTCAACACACAAATGACTAGAAATTTAGAATTTCAACAAGAGCTTTTAGTAGCTATAAAGCAAGAGGGTTGCAGAAACAAATAAAAGGTAAATTATGGATATAGAAGAAGTTTTATTAAAATTAAAAAGTAACGAATATAAGGTTATAGACAACACAACAAGAGAAGCTCAACTTATGCAAAGTGCGTTTGCTCCTATGTGTCTTGATAATCTATTGTCGTCTAATTTGAATTATGTTTCGCTTGAACCTTATGACTTTGAAGTTGATGATGGTCTAAAGCTTAGCTACTATGTAAATACAAGTATTACCAACACACCATTCAAAATTGATTACATAGATGATTATATTGCAATAGCAGATAGAGGGATACATAAAATTTCTCTATTTTCAGAAGATTTCAATCTTAAAAAGTATTACAAAACAACGATAGAAACTTATGACGATAGTCACCCTATATGTTTCTGTTCAGATGATGAAAATATCTACATAGGTACTCAATACAATAGAATACTTGCACTCAAAAAAGACACAAAAGAAAAACTTTGGAGTTTTGGTAAAAAGTACTCTAGGGGTTCTTGTGCTGATGATGTTATAGGTAGAGTTACAAATATGCAAATGTTGCCTAATGGAAATATAATTATGTCAACATATGACGGTGCTGGTAGTGAGGGAAACCTGAATGGAACAGTAGAAGAGTTTGACAATCAAGGTAATTATGTAAAAACACACTTGCAATATATCTCTAGTGGAGAGGGTTCGGATAACGAAACAAGATACCCACTATCAATTAGAGTATATGATGATATTGTTTATGTTGGTAAGAGTGATAGCATTGATGTATTTAGATATGATGATGAAAATTCAGACTTGGAGTATGTTGACACTATAAGAAAGCCGTCTAACTCAAATATAGATGATTTAGGGCTATATGACTTTGTTATAAAGGGGGATATAATATATATAGTTGCCCCAAATATGAAAAAAGTTGTAGGCTTTAATATGGTTACTGGTGCAGTTGAATTTTCAGTTGGTTGTTATGATTATGAAGCATATAGTGGATTTATTCATAAGGGCAACGCTATGAATTATCCAGTAGGAATATGTGTTATGAATGATGATAAAATTATCGTTTGTGATAGTAGCAATAAGTCAGTTGTTCAGATATTTAGAGATGATTATATACACCCTAAATATGATGTTCCTCAAAACATAAATGTTATAAGTTCAAGTGCATCTTTTGATGATGATGGAAGAGTTAGTACGCCAGTGGGCGAAAAACCAAACAATCTACAAATTGTTTACACAAAAAATATTTAAAAGGATATATATGAAGAATTATTTTGAAGCAGAATTAAAAGACAAGAGATTGTCTTGTCCGTGTGGGTGTGGTGCAAAGATTAGTGATGATACTCTTAAAAAACTAAATATGGCTAGAGAATGTTTCGGAAAGCCTATCTATATCGAGCAGGGTGCTACTTGCTTGGATTATAGCGTAAATAAAGTAGGTAGAAAGCCGACAAGTACACATATAGACAATGGAATAGGTGCTTTAGGAATAGATATAAACTCAAAAACTTTTAAAACAAAAGAAGACTTTTATAATTTATTATCTTGCTTTGTGCAAAATGGGTTTAGTGGTGTTGGTATAGGCTCTTATTGGATCGGAAAAGGTTCAGATAGAAGATTTCATATTGACACAAAAAGAGGTGTAGGTGGTGATTTTAGGACTTGGACTTATGGGGTGTAGGTAAATACCTACATTTCATAATCTCCACTCATATCTGAAGTATCCCCACAATCTGCATTTAGCCCAACATTATTTTTGTTTAACTCAATCTCTCTCTTTTCAACACAAGATAAAATAACCTTAAATCTATCATCATTCATAAAAATTTTAGAATTAAATAAATTCATTTTAAAATTTTCAAGCTCATTTTTTCCCATTTTTTCTATTTTTTCAATTTCCATAAAAAACCTTTATATTTTGCGTATATGGACGAACAAATCAATCTTGATGTAGTGTATAGAAAAGATTTATTTGTTCGTTGTGAGTAATCTTAGCGTATAATTACTTGCATATCTATCTACTTGTGATTACTTTTAATACTTTTTTATCAATAATTCCATTGTTTGCATATTTAGTTTCTATACCTTTTTTAATTATATTTTCTATTTTTGAAATTGCAACTGATGAATTTTCAAGCATTTTTATATTTAGTAGCCACTTTCCACCTCCTAGCTCATTTAACACATATAATTCCTTTTTGTTATACGTTTTGCTTCCATCTTTTCTTTTTAGTGTAGAGTAGTCAACACTCATAAAAAAATCAAAATCAGATGGGTACTTGTTTCTATTTTTTTGAGTAAAATCCAACATAGCACAGCTTTCGCAATAAAACTTATTATAAATTGACTTTGCTTCATCTCTTGAGTTTATCAAAAGTGTATCTTTTTTTGTAGGAACTTTAAACTCTTTTGCCACATCACAAATAATTTTAAACTTATTTCCAAAATGCTCCCTTTTTAAAACTTCTTTGTAAAAATCTAAGTAATCTTTTTTATCTATTCTTTCAATCTCTTCAGCTACTGCTTGATAGTTAAATATATTATCATCCATTTTAAGCTCTTTAATCAAAGCCTTAACTAACTCTTCCAATTTTTATTCCTCCCAATCTATAAACATAGCTTCATCAAAATCTTCTTGTTTATTCTCATCTCTTCCTAAATCTCTAATACTAAAGCCGTTTTTTCTTGCTTCCATAAATACATCAACTGCGTGGCTTGTTCTTTCAGCGTCTTGTTGTTTAAAGCTCATATTAGGCTTGTTGTTGTTTGTTTGTTTAGGTGGAAATAATCCCTGCCACCCATTCATAATGCTTGTGTCTATTATCTCTTGTTGTGTTTGTTTATCGTACTTACATAAGAAGTTTATACACTTAGTTACTGCTAGTTGTGAATATTTTTTACCTTTTAAATTTATCCATTCATTTAATGCTTCAATGTTTATTTTGTCTATAAGTGATGGTTTAATATTATGGTTAAAAGATATAAGTGATGGTTCAAGGTGTTCAACTTCTGAACTCTGCCCCCCATTAGGGTGTTCAACTTCTGAACTAGGGTGTTCAACTTCTGAACTAGGGTGTTCAACTTCTGAACTAGGGTGTTCAACTTCTGAACTAGGGTGTTCAACTTCTGAACTATGATATAAATCCTTAAAAATTAAATAATCTTCTTCATCTAAAATATCTTTGTTTTTATACGGATAAATGAGATACTTATTTGATGTACTACTTCCATTTTTTCTTTTTCTTGTTACTCTAAATAATAGATTTTTCTTTTCAAGAGATTTTATCCATTTTGATATAGAGCCTTTACTCATTGATGTTTTTCTCATTAACTCTTTCCACGATGGGAAAGCTACACCAGAATCATTGCAATTATCTGCTATGGATAGCATTAGAAGTTTTTCATTTCCCTTTATACTTGAATCATCAAATACAAAAGTCATCTGTTTAATACTCATATTTTTATATCGGTATATTGAATTTAGGAATTTACCTTATTAGAAGATTAATAAGGGGGTACCAACCTCTCATTAATTACTTCGTGTAAAAAAATCCTTTGAGAGTAGCAAACGCTACTCACGAGGTTGGTACCCTCAAAAGATTTTAAACAAATGAGCATATTATCTTAATACGAAGACTATTCGCCACGAACGGGAGTCCGTGACTTGAAATCAAGTAGTGCATCGTATAAGATAATTAATTCGTGTAAAATTATACTAAGTTATAAATTAAAACAACATAATAATAGTTAATTAATGTACTTTTTATAATAACTCTAATATAATTGCGACTGCTCATCTATAGATTATTCAGCCTTTTCTATTATGATGTGCTAAAGTTCATACTTAATCTATCAAATTTCGTGTTATTTTTCGTACGAACTCTACAGCAACGGTTTTCTTCAACTCTTAGCCGTTGCTTTCTTTTTACATAAAAATCAAAAAACAATATAGCATAATAAACATTCTATTTATTCTTATAGCCAAAATTCTATACAAATAATTATTAAACATTCATTAAATAAACAATATTTATAGATAATTATACATTTATTGTATGTTTAATGTTTTGTTAAGCAATGTTTTGCAATAATTTTGAACATCAAAAACAAAAGGAGCTTTTAAATGAAGCAAAAAAAATACAATACAAACAGTAGAGATACAATGGTTAGAATTAAGACACACACACGAGAGTTGCTTAGAGATATAAGCGAGGAAACGGGAATAAGTATGACAAGGCTACTACACGATATTATCGTTAAAGAATACGAAAGAGTTATCGAAAAAAAATAAGCATAGTAAAACAAGTAAAATAGTTGAAGATTTTACAAGTTTTAAAAGTTAAAAATATAATATAAAAAAGGCTGAAAAATGAGTATGAACGAAACACGAAAATTAATAGAGTTGGCTAAAGAAAAAGGTATAAACACAAAGAGTTGGTCTTTCAAAGATTTTGAGAATTTTAAAAAAGAGCTGGAGTTATAAAATGTTGAATGATAAATCTATGACATTTACACTTTTTGATATAAGAAAAGCAGTAGGGGATAAAAACCTACAGCATAGCTTTTATATGTTTGCAAATAGGAACATAACAAGCGTGACAAAAATGGATAGAAGTAGTGGTGCAATTATGGCTATAAATCACTTCTTTTTTGACTTAGCCTTTGAACTTGCTACAAAAAGAGGAAATAAAAAGTATTTAAAGATACTTAAAAAGATTAAGGAAAATAAACTTAAATCTTACGAAAAAGTTACGGAAAAATGAAGACAGTTAAAAGTACAGTAACTATGCCAATTGAGATTTCAAAAGCAATAAACGACTGCATAGATAGGTTTGATAGCAAAAAGCCCTCTAATAGACAAGAGTTTTTTATGATTGCGATTACTGAAATGTTAAGCAAGTTTGACGGAAAAGTTACGGAAGATATAAATAGAGTTGAGAGTTGCGATAGTAACACTTTTTTAGAAAGATGGAAAAACAAAGGATAGAATTATGGGTAAATTTTTAGTATCACTTAGTAGCAAAGGTGGAGTAGGAAAGAGTACAATCAGTCATCAAGTTTTGACAAGTTGTTTGTATGAAAAATATAACAAAAAACACAAGCTTATAGAGATTGACGATAACAATATAACAGACGGATACACAAGCTCTATTTTTACTCACAAAAGTTATAAAGTTGAAAATGGTATAGGAAAGGCACTAGAGGAAATGTTTAATATTTTTGAAGATGAAAATATAGTGCTTGATATAGGTGGAGGAAACGATACAAACAAAGCGATTGAAGCTATTTCCTCTATGGGTATAGATGAAAATGTTATTTATTTTATTCCAATTCTGAAAAACAAGAGTGGTATGATTAACTTTATAAATACATATAAGCTAATACGAAAAAAATCGAACTCTAAAATAGTAGTAGTTTTAAATCAATGCAAGTTTAACGATATTGAAAGCATTAAAAATGAGTTTGTTTATTTTTTCGGTAGCAAAGAGATGAACATCAAAGGAGTATTTGAAGATATATACAGCGATAACAACTTGCAAATATCATCTTTACTTGATACGAATGTTTATGACCTGAGCGAAGACTATGAGCTTACATCATACGAAATAGCAAAAGAAGATATGAACATACCTAAATTTTTAAAAGACGAAAAAGACAAAGGCTTTGAAGCATTTAAAAAAGCACTTGGTTTCGTTCAAGTCTATAATAAGTGTAAAGATAATCACGAAAAATCATTCTTAGGCTTTTATAATGATGTTAAAGAAATCATATAAGGAAAAGTATTTAAGATACTTAAGAAGTAAGGCTTGGCACTCAAAGAGAGTGCAAGTCCTAAAAAGAGATAATTACAAGTGTATAGTTTGTGGTTGTGAAAAAAAACTACAAGTACATCATCTTACATACAAGAGGGTTTTCAACGAGGATATTGAAGACTTAATAACAGTATGTAGCCTACATCATAAATATTTTTTCCACAAAGACAAACATTTATCAAAATATTTATTTATATTCGATACGATATTTATAATAATTCTATATGCAACTTTAATTTGTTTCAAATTTTTTAGCGTGTATAATGCTCCATAAGTTCTCAAAAGAGTTCTTTTTGTGTTCAAAAAAATGTACTAATAGCTATTTTATCCTATGTAAAAAAGTCGTGTTTTTTGGTATTTTCCTTAAAAAAACTATTTATTCAAAAATGTGGTTATCATTTATCCACGAACACAAACATAACCCACAAAAACTCTAAAAAAATAAATCCAACATTTACAAAACATTTAACATTCACTTAAGCTTATTATCGCTACAATTCTCTTAACAAAACACGAAAAAGGATTAAAATGACAGTATTTGAATTAAGCGAGGAAGCGTTACATTTAAAAGAGTTGATTGAAAATGTAGAGCCAATTATAAATGAGGAAACGGGAGAAGTTTTAAGTGATGAAAGTGATGTTATTGAAGCATTAGAAATTGAACTTAACGGACATATTGAAGACAAACTAGAAAATATAGGCTGGTTAATCAAAGAGAGTGAACACTTACAAAAAGCACGAAAAGAAGAAGCTAAACGCCTGAATGAACTTGCAAAAAGTGAGGATAAAAAGCAAGATAGACTCAAATATCTTGCTAATTTCCTACTAAAGGGAAACAAAAAAGAAACAAAGTCTTTTAAGTTTTCGTATAGAAAATCGACAAGTGTAGATATAGTAGATGAAGCAAAGATACCACCTGAATTTATAAAAGTTAAAGAGGTTTTTTCGTTTGATAAAAAAGCAATTATGGAAAAACTGAAAGATTTTGAAG